TCAGCCACCGGTCACCCCCAATTCGTCGGCGATCGCCCGCACCGTGGGGCACGGGTACAGCACCGAAGGAACGTAGTCGTCGTCGGCGTTCGCCGGGGTGCACTCGGCGCACCGATCCGGAGCGCGGGAGTCGTCGCACCCGTCGAAGTCGTAGTCCCCCGCTTCGAGGTGGACGGAGGTGTCCTCGTGCTCTTCGAAGGTGTGCTGGGTGCACTCCTCGTACCAGGCCGACGGCTTGTGCAGGTCGAGCACGGCGTTGATCGCGGCGATGAACGGGGTTGCCGGTCCGCCGTGGTATGGGTCGATCTCGGCGCGGATCTTGTCGGCGATAGTGGCCATCACGCCTCACCGGCCAGCGCACGCCGAAGGTCATCTGCCCGCACGGTCTTGCGGCCACCGTGGAGGAGCTGTCGGACAGCCTCGATTCGCCGCTCGTCGGCTGTCCGCTTGCGCTCACGGGCGGACAGATCAACCGGCACCAGCGCGTATAGCGACCAGTCCCATCCGGCTTGACGGCACTCAGCGAGTGACTTGTCGCCAGCCTCTCTGGTGGCGTGGACCTCGACGTCCCAGTCGACGTGCATGCGGTCGTGCTCGTAGCCCACGACCACGAAGCCTTCGATCTCGTCGGTGGCCATCACTGCTCACCGCCCCGAACCTCAGCGGCGGCGACAGCGGCACGGGCCTCACCTGTCGCCTCGCGCTCCATGATCCGCTTGCACCGCGCGCACGAGACCTTGGACCAGTCTCGCGCCTGAACCTGGGGGTTGGCGAACGGCTTGTTCACGTTGGCGCCGCACAGCGGAATCTTGTTCGCGCGGGCCGCGTGGCCGGCGCCCTGTCCGGACTTCGTGAACGTGACAGTGAGGCGCTCGCTCATCGGGTTGCCTCCTGCGCGATCTCGCCGCCGGTCTCCTGCCAGCGGTCGTAGGCGATCTCCAGTCCGCCGAAGACGTCGTCCTTGCCGCCCTTGGCCGCGTACGCCTCCGCCCACTTGCGCGAGCCCTTGATGGTCGGAACCTTGGTCCCATCCTCGCGCCCGTAGGCGTACGCGAAGGCCGCGACTAGCCGATTCTCTCTAACTTCCGCGCTCATCGGGTTGCCTCCGTCAGCTCGCGCTCGATGTCTGCGAGCCTCTCGGCGAGCTGCTCGCGCGTGAGCCCGTCGTTGAGGAACACCTCAACCGTCACGCTCAGCCGGCCATAGGCGTACGCGACGGCGTAGGCCGGGTCCTTACTCATTTGCTCGCCTCCTTGGCGTTGATGCGAGCGGCGGCACCCTCCAGGCGGCGGTATAGCCGCTCTAGGTGGGCGTCCTGGGCGCGGTAGGTGTCCGACTCCGATGCGAAGCTGACTACGCTCAACAGCAGCGACACGTCCGCCGTGTCGAGCGTGAGGGCCGTCATCGGGTCGCCTCCGTGTAGTAGACGCGGATGAACTTCTTTCCTCCGCCGCCGGCCTTGAACACGGGCACGTCCGCGTACTCGTGGCCGTTCTTCGCGCCCCACGTCCAGCCGGCAGCGCCACAGTGCGTGTGCGTCCGTCCCCGATACGTGAAGTCGTCGCCGGTCTCCAGGGCTAGCAGCGCGTCCAGAGTCATCGCGCCGTCACCTCCACCGGGTACCGCTCCGCCGTGACTGTGTGCGCCCGCTTGGTCTTGCCGTTCGCCGTAACGCACTCCGGCACCCAGAAGTCCGCGCCCACGGGCAGCGCCCGGATGCCGTGCGCTACGCCGTGCTCGCACGGGGACGTTTGCCGCATGGACACCACGTCCCCGCCGGCTCTCCGTCTCGTCGCCGTCGCCGTCACCATTTCGTGCTCCTTAGCCGTGAGTCGCCATCAGTTAGACTGACCCTAGACCGCGAGTCGCTATCAGTCAAGCGTAGGAGCAAGAGACTCTCCCGAGCAAAATCCCCAGCAGCGCCGCGAACGCAATCGCCGCTGGCGTAAGGGTTTTCGACGCCGGGGCGTAGCTGTCGGCGGCCTCGGAGAGGCGCACCAGCGCAACAGCCAGACCCAACAGGTCTTCGCTAGCGACTCTCACGCCCCGGCTTGCGCGTCCGGTTACCGGGATGCTCAGAAGGGCGTCACTCTCGGTGTCGGAGAGCCAATAGGCATCACCGATCCACCCCGCTACGGGACGCTCGGACGAGGCGCTCTCGGCCGCGTGCAGCGCCAGCTCCCGCGCCTCGGCAGGCGTGAAGGTGGCCTCGGCCGAGTCCGGGTAACCGTCGTCGCGGCCGTGCTCGGTGATCACGATCAGAACGGCGTCGCCGAACGTGCTCAGGGAAACGCGGTCTCCCTCGGTGTGATTGCACTCGAATGTGTACATGTGGTGGTTCCCCGCCTTCGTCAGTCCGTGATGTCGAGCTTTTCGGCCGTGGCCCCCAGTTTCTTCTCTGCCCGCGCGCGAACGGCGCGAACACCTCGATCCGTCATACCGAGCCGGTCCGCGATTTCGTTTTCGCGGAGGCGCTCGCCGGCCAATCCGGTGCGGAGTGCCATTACGTCGCGCTCCACACGGGTAAGCGGTGCCGCGTCCCAGATTTGATGCGCCAATTCGTGGCGCTCAACTTCCTCGAATGCGTCGTGGGGATCAGCAACGACGTCCGCATAGGTGAGTGTCGAATCACCGTTCACAGGTGAGGACCACTGGACAGTGACGGATGTCAGCGCCGAAAGAATGGACATGAACGTTGAGAATTCCATTCGCTGGCGCGGGTCGTCGGCGTGCTTCGCGCGGAGGTATCCGTACGCCGCAATGGGGTTGTATTCCCCGTCCTCGGTAATCGTCGCCCGGAGCGCGGAACGGACGCGCCGCTTTTCGCGGTCATTCGCGGTGACAGCGCCCGCCCGGATCGAGTCCGCGAGGTGACGCATGTGGCGGGACAGCGTGCGCCCGATGTACGGACCGACCTGCCCGCCGTACGTGGTGCCGATCACGCCCGCCCGAACGTCCTCCAGCAAGCGCGCCACACCCTCCTGATGGAGGTCGTCGCGCCCAAGCACAGATGCGGCCGACGCGCAAGCCCCGGCGGCTTGGTCGATTTCACCTGCGACACGGACGTAGAGCGGCAGCTCTGCGCCTCGGTCGCCGTCTGTGGCGTCCTTGACCAGTACATCTGTGGTTCGCAGGTCCGCGAGCGCGGCCTGCGCGAGGGTGTTCCCGGCCAATCGCGCGAGGTGCCCGGGGAGGGCATGCGAGGCAGGCGCGTTCGGGCTGCGCTGCGCACGGAGGGTAGTCGCAAGTTGGGTAGGACTGTCCGTCATTTGTTCACCTCGGACGTTGTGGGGGAGACAAGAGCGAAGCTAGACCTAGAGCGACTCACACGCAAACATGCGCTTACCCGGTCCGACCTGGCATGTAACACCAGGCCAGACCTGGAAACAGAGAAACCTACTTACCCGTAGGCGGGCGAGTCGCCCTAGATGCCCAGCAAAACAGTGAAAGCCATTAACAGTAGGCCGATCGGAGTACGGGCCAAGAGTTCCGTGGCGGAGGGTTGTCACCGGCGGGTTACACTCCCCCAAACGGGGGATGACGCCTAGCTCACGCTGTGACGATCGCCACAGTTGCCGTAGGCGGCCTCAGCTTCGGCCGCTGCCAGCATCGCGCGGTGCAAGTGCCGTGCAGCCTGTCGGACGCTCGCCCGCGCCTCCGCCACGGCGCGGGCGTAGCCGCTCTCGTCGCGCCACACCACGAGGTCTTCGACAGGGCGACGCACCCCCTTCACCAGTGGGCCGGACACTTGAGGCGGGGTTGATTCCATGGACTCGATGATCTCCGCCCACCGAACCGCGAGAGCGATGTTTTCTTGCATCCACACCAGGTCGCCCCTTGACCCGTCGAAGTTCTGTTCCGTCATTCGTAGTCCCTCTCGGACTCGTAGGTGGCTATCAATTCGTCGGCCCGCGCGAGATAGGCAACGGCAGCTCGCAATAGGTCGGGCGAGTCCTGAAACTGTCCGATGCCGGCGTTGCACGTCGTGCACAGCAGCGCGCGAACGGTGTCGGTGATGTGGCAGTGGTCGACCACGAGGCCCTGAGTGAGGTCCGATTCCGCGCGCCCACAAATGGCACAGCAATAGCCCTGCTCATAGCGGAGTAGGTCTACTTGTTCGCTGCTGATCCCATAGCGCGAGCGATAGCGACGGTCCCGCTGATCAGCGAGCGTGCGGTGATAACGCTCTCGGGACACCGCTCGTGTGCACTCCGCACAATCGATCCGGCGGCCGTCACCGCGCTTGTGGAAGCAATAGACCGGCTTCGTCAGACCACACGATCGACACTGCCTTACGCCGCCGTCCACTCCGCCCACTGAGCGCGAGCCCGCTCCGCGTGGACGCTGAGCAGCCGGCCCGGGAGCCACGCGGCCAGGGCCTTCTTGCCCTTGCTGAGATTGCAGCTCTTACACGCGGGCGCGACGTTCCACGGTGCGTCCGCCCCGCCAAGCGCGAGCGGCTGAACGTGGTCGATGTGCTCCGACGCGACACCGCAATACAGGCACCGGTCTCCGTACAGCCGACGAAGCCACGGCACGTCGTACGGCACGTGCACGGTCTCGTACGCCGCGCTCCGCGTCGCGTGGCCGCGCTGACGTCCGCGATCGCGGGCACTCGGGAACACCCGCCATGCCCGGTCGCCGAACTCCCGGTGGTACCGGGTCGCCTGGACGAGCAGCACCGCGCCCACCGCGCGGACGTCCGGATCAGGCTCGGACAGCCACCACGCGATGATGTGGCACTGAGCCCAGAGCGCGGCGTCGGAGGCGTCGCCGTACTCCTCAGAGAGCGTCTCCACGGCCCGCTTCCGCGCCGCGCGGAAGTACGTCGATGCGCACCCTCGGCACATACGCTCCTGTCGCGGCCACTGCGTGGTGTACGTGCGGACGCCGGCCGTGGACGGGCAGTAGGAGCACTTCACAGGCGCGGCCATTTCGTGCTAGCCAGCATCGCGCGGAGAAGCTCTTCCGTCGGGTCCGCGCTCACCCGGAACGATCCGGTTCCCGCAGCCCGAGCCGGCGAGCCGTTCCGCGCCGGATCGGGAACGGATTGCGCGGCGCTATGGCTGCGATCCACTTCGCGTCCTCGATGACCGGCTCTCTGGGAGGCATCCGATACGGCACGCTCACAGCTCCACCTTTCTGTGCTCTCCATTGATGTAAAGCGTTCCCCACGATCGCCCGCCGATGGTCAGTTCGGTGTCCAGCGGCACCCCGAAGAAGCTGTCAACGCGCATTGTCCGCGCGATCTCGCGCCCGATCTCGTCCGCGTCCTTCTCCGGCGCGGAGAAAACAACCTCGTCGTGTACGGGGAGTCGGAGGAATTCCGTTAGGCCCTTCTCATCCAGGCGGAGGAGCGCTTCGGCAAGGACGTCGCGCGACGTGCTCTGAACCATGTAGTTCGTGGCCGCGTAGAGCCGGTCACGGTCCAGCGGGAGCCGGCGTCCGGCGGGAGTCACTACCTCGCGCCGACCGAATTCGGCGCGCTGCTGTAGCCGGCGCGAGTAGCGCTTAACGCCGCGATAGTTCTTGTCGTACGCCTCGATTGCCTCGCGCACTTGCTCGATTGGGGCGCCCGTTTGCCGAGACAGTGTGGTTGCCCCGCCGCCGTAGACCTTCCCGAAACCAACCCCTTTACAAATTTTCCGATGCCAGTCGGTGTAGTCCGGTCCGTAGATCAGCTCCGCCGTGTAGCCGTGCAGGTCCCGCCCTTCGCGAATCGCGTCGATCATGACCGTCTCGTCTGCGAGTGCCGCTAGCACGCGCATTTCCACGGCCGCGTAGTCCACGGCGCCGATCACGTGCCCCGGTTCCGCGAGCAGCGCCCGCCGGATGGTGGCGTCCGACGACGGGAGCTGTTGCAGCGGCGGCTTACTAATCGACATGCGCGCCGTCCGCGCTTGCAAGCTTGCAATATCCGGATGTACGCGGTCGTCTGCGTCGCGAATCGCGAGCATGGCTTCCGCGTATGATGTCCGCCACTTACCGGCCCGCTTGCTGCGCAACACGGCCTCCGCGAGCGGATTAGGCTCCCGGGCGCCGACTAGTTCCCATTTACGGTTGAGGTCGGCCAGCGGCATAAGGACTTCCTTGTCAACCTTCAACCCGCCGGAGTCCGTTGTCTCGGTAAGCTCCTCTCCCATCTCTACGAGCGCACTCGCGATTTGCTTGGGCGCGTTGACGGACGTGATGCCGTACCGGCGGGCGACTATCGCCCACTTCTCCGACTCCTCCGCCAGTTCGCCGGAGAGCTGCTCCGTGTACTCGACATCGAGCGGCATCCCGACGCGGCGCATCCGCGCACACACGAGACCGACTGCGCTCTCGAATTCCTCCAGGTGGTGTGCGCGGGCGTCGAGTAGATCGGCCTGCGCGTCGAAGAGGCGTGTCGCGAGGATCGGGTCCATGCCGGCGTAGAGCGTGTACGTCGGGTGGTAAAGATCGACCTCGCGCCACACCTTTTCCTTCGTGGTCCCGATCTCCCGAGCGAGAGCGACCATGCTCCCCTTCACTTCGCGGGCAACCTCCGCGTCGAGGTGCCGCCGGGTCAGCGCGTCCAGGCTTTGCCCGACGCCGCCGGGGTCTTGCGGTCCGCGCGGGTCGATCAGATGCGCGCGAACCTTGGTGTCCACCACGCGGGGCCAGAGGTCCGTCAGCTCGACGCCGGGAACGTGCGCGTCCACAACGAGCGCGTCAAACGGCGCGTTGTGGATCACGAGACACGGATGCCGGCGGAGCACGCCGGCCGTAGCCTCCAGCGCACCGGGAACGCCACCCTCCGAATCGACCGGCAGAACCCAGCCGCTACGCGCGTCCCCGAATTGCGCCGTGCGCAGGCGAAACGACGGCGCGTAAAAATCCAACCCTGTCGATTCCGTGTCGAATCCGAGCCGCTCGTCGCCGTGCGCGTTCAGCCACACGCGGAATGCGTCTAGGTCCTCCGTCCGCTCGATCACGCGAATGGCGACGGGCGCACCGTCGATCCGGTATGTGTGCTCGCGCATTAACGCTCCTCTCAGGCGTCGCCGCTGGTGACGTTCGCCGCGAGCACGGTGCAAACCATCTGCATTGCTTGTTCGGGCGTGAACCCAGCGCGGACGAACTCCGCGTACAGCTCGTTTAGCTGCATGGCGGTCGCCGCGAGCGGAGAGATATCCATTGCCGCACTTCCTTTCGGGCATGCGAAAAGGCCCCCACCATGCGGGCTGCGTGGTGAGGGCTATTCGAGAGTGGCTAGATCAAGCAGACAGTTCCCTATGCGCGTCAAGCACGTCCTCTGTCAGCGCCTCGCAGGCGTAGTGCCAGTCCGAGGTGTCGCCTTCGTCGCCCGGGAAGTGCTTAGTAACCAACACACTCAAGACGGCGGAAGCGACGGCGCGGGCCTCATGTCCGAAGTCCACCGCCGTGAATTCGCGCTCGACGTTTCCTTGCGAATCAAGAAGGGGAACGGATACTCGCGCCATTCCTTCGGCAGCCGCGTCCACCAGGACCTTAACCGGGTCGTACATTCGTCATCCCTTCTCCGCCGCGCGGACGCCTATCAACCATCCGACGCCGCCCGTTCCACGAGGGTTGTATGCAACCTTGCGCGATTCCAGTTGCTGGCGGAAACGCTGCTTCCCCCAGCGAAGAACCGGCTCTACGTGTTCGTCAACGCGCCAATCCAGGAACAAGTCAAACGCGTCTTTGAGCTTGATTTGTCCCGCCGGGTCGCGCACGAGGACGCCCGGGAGGAACCCTTCGAGCACGTCCGCAGAGCGGCGGTACTCCTCCACAGCCATGCTCACGGACGCCGGCTCCTGGAGTCCGTCCCGGTACCACTCGACGGCGCCGCGAACGGCCCACGCGATGATGCCGGGAATCTCCTCGCGGAGACGCTCCGGCAATGTGGCGTCCCGATCCTCAACGGTGAACTCCCGCGTGAACGGGATTAGTCTGGTTCGCCGCCAGAAGCCGTCATCCTGTCCGCGAACATCCGGCTTGTAGTTCGTGGCCATGATGAGTAGCGCCGTTGGGTGGAACGTGAATTGCCCCTTGTACAGCTCGCGCGCCACAACCGGGTCGCCGGCCGTGACCTGCTTGAGCAGCGCCTCATTCAGTCGAAGGCCATCGCTCAATTCCGACAGCACCGCGAGCCGTGCCCCGCGAAGCGCCGCCAGTGCGGGGTTAGGTGCCGCCGCGTCGTAGCTCCGCGCGAGGGCAATGGCGGCCTGCGACATGTGCGTCGTAATCCCGGAGAACGCATACGCCAGGGTGTTCACGAGAACTGACTTGCCGTTGGCGCCGTGCCCGTACAGGAGCGCGAAGACATGCTCTCGCGTCTCCCCGGTGATTCCATACCCGATGAGTCGGCGAATGAACGCCGGCATCTCCGGCATCTCCGGGTCCCCAGGGAACACCTCTGCAAGGAATTGCTCCCAGCGCGGGGCCGGTGCCTCTGGGTCGTATTCGAGGTCCACTAACCGCGTCAACATGTGCTCGCGGTCGTGATCGAGCAGCTCGCCCGTGCGAAGGTCTACGACGCCGTTTCGGAACGCGAGGAGATGGGGCGCCGCGTCGAACTCCTCGACGTCTCGCCCGGTGATGGTCTTCAAGTGCGTGAGCGCGGCCTGAATGCCGGAGTCCATGTGCATTCGCCGAACTCGCTTCGTCGCTTCCACGTGATCGCGCGCCTGCTCGCGCTCCTCACCGCTCCCCTTCGGATCGCCCTTCGGCATCTCGTCCAGCTCCGCACGCATGGCGTCCGCGACGCGGTGCCCGATGGCGTTCTCACGCGAACGGGACATGGGCCGCCAGTGCGTGCCGGTCCATGTGAGGAACCCAACCCCCTCGACGTGCGCGGTGTCGGGGCCGACCACCCGGAGCGCATACCGCGCGTTCTCAATGTCGGTACCGTCCATGGGAAGCCGCACCCCCTCCCCGTCGCGTCGCGCGGGTGCCGATGTCCACTGTGGAGCGTCCGACACGGCCGTGTGCAGCTTGCGGGCGAAGGCGTCACCGCTGGCATCGCGCCATTTGCAGATGTCCTTGTGCGCCAAGGGAAACACGAGAGTGCGGGGCTGAATCTCGTGCGCCGTAAGGCTTTCGCCAAGGGCATCGTTGAACTGTCGGCCCGAGCGGTCGTTGTCGCCGGCCAGAACGACAGCAGCCCCGGAGGCCCCGGCCGCGATTTCCTGTGCCGTCCGCTCCGCGCGAGCCACGCCCGCGCCGCGAACGAATGTTGCCGTGTAGCCGGCGGAGGCCGTCGCGAGCGCGTCTCCAGGCCCCTCGGTCACGAGTACCGTGTCGTAGGCCGTGTCCGCGCGCACGACTCCCGTTGTGTCCCAGCGCATGACGGGCTTCCCGTCCGCTCCGCGCGGGTTCTGGAGTCCGGCCCACCGGACCGGGCAGCGTCCACCGATGTCGCGCCCCTGCAGTCCACGCGGGTTCCCTTGCCAGTCAAGGAAGGGCACCACGAGGCGCGGGTGTGCGCGGTAGGACTCGCTCCGGTAGTCGCGGCTGAACAGCTCGCTCGCTCCGTCGTCGTAGCCGAGCTTGAACGCCTCCGCGAGATCGGGAGTCACGCCAAAGCGTCGGGCTGCGTACTTCTCAGCCGGCGACCCGGTGAAGCGGGACGCAGCCCAGTCCACATAGGACGCGAGCGCGGCCAGCGGGGCGCCGCCAAGGGGCTCGTACTCGATCTTCGTAACGGTCGGCTCGCCGGCCACGCGGAACAAGTCCGCCATCTCCATCTCTGCCGCCTGCAAGACATCCGCCGTCGAGCAGCCCGCGCGGCAGTACAGGGACGCGGTGCCCTCGCTGCTCAGTCCTACAAGCAGCGAGGGGCGCCCGTCTGGGTGGGCGGGGCAGCGCACGAGCACGCCTCCGGTGTCCTCCTCGATCGTGCCGGACGGGTCCAGCCGTCGGAGTAGCGCATCGATTTGCACGCTGTCCCCTCCCTTACACGTCGTACTGAGTCGCTGCCTGCTCTGCCTCGGTCAGCGCGTAGCCCCACGGCTTGCCGTTGTCCTGGTGTCCCTGAGCCACGGCGAGCACCTCTCGCGCCTCGTCGGACACGTCGAACCGCGCGGGGAACTCGAGAGAGATAACCTCCGTGTCGTCTAGGTCCTGGTCCAACTCCTGCAATTCCTCCACGCCCACGCCGTAACGCTCGTAGAGTCCGGTCCCGACAATGCATCCGGGCTCGTCGCCGTTCGCGTAGGTGCACGGAGTCCAGCCGGGAATATCCTTGTACCCGGGCAGGGGCACAGGCGAATACACGTAGCCCGCACCACGCGCCTTAACCGCGTCCCGCACCAGCGCCACGGCCTCCGGCACGTCTATCACAATGAGTTTCGAAGTCGTTGTCATGTGCTCTCCTCCCAAATGACCGAAGCCCCGCGAGCCGCCGCGATAGGGAGAGCACAAACGATGCTCTCCCAGTTGGCGCGCTCACGAACGGACTCCGTAAGTACAATCACGTCGCCCGCCCCGAGGGCACGAATGTCCCCCGGGGCGTATGCGTTTTCGTAGCTGAATCTGTGTCGCGCCATTCCTCAGTACTCACAGAAGGCTTTGAACACCTGACTCGCCGCCGTGTGGTAAACGATGACGCCCTCAGGGCGCGGATACCCGGGCGCGGCGAAGGAGCCCAAAACCTGGAGGTCTGCTACGCACTCCGAGACAATGCGGGTGCTGAACGGCCCGGTTACCAGCACAGGAACGAGCCCGAGCCCGGGAACGGCAGCCGTGTCCACGTCCGCGTAGCGCGACACGTTGAACAGCGCGAAGCGCTTCTCCCCCTTCGGCAAGTCGTACCCGCGCTGGATTCCCGACCCCCACCACTCGCCGTAGTGGTAGCCCGCATCCAGCGTGCGCGCCAGCTCGGGCGCGTGGTCGCGCACCCACCGGGCAAAGCCGAAGTTGTCGTCCTCAGGCGTGATGCGCCGCTTCCTCGATTGGGCGCCGACGAGGTATTCCACGACCGGGCCGCCCGCGTTCATCTTGTCGGGGCCGACCACGAGTGCTGTACCCGGAGGCGGGCCGCCGATGTGAGTGCCAAACGCGTGCTCACTAACGACCACGCACGCGTTCGTACCGTCGATTTTCTCCGTGACGATCATGTCTTTATAGAGACGCGGGGTCTTCGGCCATTCCCTGAACTCCATTAGCTGTCTTCCTCCGCCTGAATCCGCTTCTGCTCCGCGCGGAGGGCCGCCATTAACGCGGAGTCCTGTCGCGCGTCCATTGCCTCACGGTCGGAGCGGACGTCTTTCTTCTGTTCGTTGCGCGATTTACTGGCCACGGCGGAGCTCCGAGGCGACCCCGAAACTGTCCTCCACGGCCTGATAAGAGCGCCCGTCGCCCCACGTGTGTGCCTCCTTGGCCCCGACATATGTGGTGTTGTAAACGAACAGGTCCGGGACTACTTCAAACCAGGTGCCGCCGTCGCCGTCCACGAGGACGCGATTCGGGGTGCCGTCATCGGCGTCGTCTCCGAGCAGCTCGCCGAGCGCGGCACACAACTCGCGAGCGGCAGCGCGGGAGAAGTAGACGCTGGTGTCGTTGTAGTTGTCGATCTCGATACGAAACGGGAGATCGCCATATCCCCCGTCTGAGACTCGAATAAAGATGTCCGGGTCCGGGTCGTCGTCCACGGAGATGGACTTCTCGAACGGCCGCGCCGCTCGCTCCTCCACGGTGAAGCCGGCGGGGAGATTTTCGGGCTTCTCCGTCGACTCGCCGGAAATCGTGTAAACGGTGCGCGTTGCCATATCAGTTCTCCTCTACGGAATAGGTCGGGCCGCAGGGGAACTGGTCGGTGACGTCGTTGACGACGTGGCGAAGCAGCGCACTGTGCGCGTAGGTGCCGCTGTTCTGCACACGGGCGAAGCGGAGCACGCTGGCCCATGTGACGGCTTTGTCTGCAAGCCGCGTTACCCGTGCCTTCGCGAACCGGCCGCGCTGAACCTCGAACCAGTGGCACGTGCCGAGAAAATCCCGCCCCTCGAAAACGCGGCCCTGGTACGTCTCCGGCTCGTCGGCACCGAGGTATTCAGTCAGCGCGTCCCGCAATTCGCGGACGGCACGGCGATTGAAATGCATCCGGTTTCTGTCCGGATACGGACTCGCCAACTTGATGCACAGGGTGTCGTGATAGCCCTCGCTCAGCTTCGCGGTGTGTCCCGGCGAGCCCACGCGGGAATCGATCGCGGCCTCGAAGTCGCCTTCCTCTTCCACGACGGTCAACCCAGACGGGAGGACCCACGGGCGCTCTGTAGAAGCACCCTCAATTCGATACGTCTTCTTTCGGGGCATTTCCGCTCTCCTCTCGAAACGAAAAGAGAGGAGCGCCCGGATCAGCGGCAAGAGCAAGCCCCATCGTGGCTGCTGTCCGCGCTACCTAATCCGGGCGCCCCTCAGAATGGCGCGCGATTACTCAGCGGCGCCGGTAACGGTGATCTTCGGCCACGTGTATTCGACGTGGCGACCTGCCTTCGTGTCATATTCCTCGAAGGCCAGCTCCAGCGTGACCCGCGCGGGGCCGCCGATCTCGGCAAGCGCCGACTCGACCTCATCCAGAATCTTCACGAGCGACCACGAACCAGTGGTGAACATGAACACACCCAGGTCCGGGTCATCCGCGAGGCGAAAGACGAGGCGAATATCTGGCTTAGGGCCGATCTGCTTCTTCGCCTTCGCTTTGCGGTCCTCCAGGGAGCGCGGGCAACCGCAATCGTCGCCGATCTCCTCGTCCTCCGGGTGCCCGGAGATGAACTGCACGCCGTCACACACGTGAATCGGCCCGCCGGTTCCGTACTGCGCCATCCGCGAACGGAGCGCGGAGGGGCCGTCAACGATAACGTCAAGCTTCTTCGTGTCGGTCATTACCTGGATGTTGTCCGACTTCTCCGTGTCCCACTCCGCCGGCTCGCCACCAAACATTGCGGCGATTTTGTCCGCGACGTCCGGGTCATCCGTGGTGACGCGCCACTCGGAAAGTGCCTTCGGCTGGCGACCGACCAGCATTCCGCTACGGAATCGGCCGGCGTAGTCGTAGGAGTCGCGCGGCTTCGGCTTGGCGTCCGGGTCAGTCTCGAAAACCCTCAGTGCCATTTGGTGTCCTCACTTCTTGGACGCGCGGCGCTCGGAGCCGGTCGTCGTAAACGTGCTGTAGTCCGGCTTGCCAATGACGGAATCGGAGTCCGTGTGTACCCAGTCGAAGACCTCTCGGAGCGAGAGGAACTTTTGAAACACCGCCGCGTCCGCACGGATGGGGACGAATTGCCAGCCGTCCGGGCGGAAATGAAACACGGCAGCGCCGTCGAATGGCGGCAACGGAACGTCGTCGCCGTCCGGGGTGACGATCCGGTCGGCGTTCATGTACGCGGAGAGCTGCAAGGCAACCTCCGCGTGTACGCCCGACCGTGTGGTCTTGGCGTCGACCATGAGCACCTCGCCGTCGACTTTGGCGATAGCGTCGAACGATCCGGCGTACCGGTGCGTGTCCGACCACACGGTGTCCTCGATGTGGAGAAACTCCGGCTGATACCGGTCAAGGAATTCGCGTACGCCGTTCGCGAACAGCTCCATGTCTGGGTGAAGCCGGCCGACCTTTTCGCCCTTCGCGAGGCGCTCGAAAATGTTATGCGCCTCAGTGCCGATGTCGGCCGCTTCGCCGGTCGTCCGCAAATGCGTCCGCTTGAGCATGTCGACGGCCGCGCTCGGGTCCCTCATCGCGAGCGTGACGACCGCGCCGAGGTTCTCGACGGCCTGCTCCGCCGTGATTTTGGCGACCCAATATTTCAGGAAATCTTTCGGAACCATATCGATGACCGACGTCACACCGGGCACTTTCTCCCGCGTTTCCTTGTCGACATAGAACCGGCTTCCGCCGCGCTTCATCGTGGTTAGTCCTGCCACGCGCACCCCTCCTTTCGTGATGTAGTTGGCTTGCATCACGTACAAGGGGGGTGGGTCACACTTCCGGAACTAATGTGATCGGCGTCACATTAGATTCTAGGCAAAAAAGAAAGCCGCCCCGACCCGCGAGGGATCGGGGCGGCTAAGCGCGAAGAAGGATCAGCGGCGGCGCTGCGTGATGTTCTCTACGATGCGCTGAATCGCGCGCTCTGCCCCGCGAAGGTGGTCGATTGCGTCATCGCGGACGGTGGGGACCAGCCCCGGAAGCCGCCCACAGGTGGACGCAGCGATGGCCTCCGCCACCTCGCGGAGGTTTTCCGCCGCACGTGCCACGCCTGGGCCGTCCGTGGGGCTGGCCAGGCTGTGCCGCTGCTCGCGGCGCTGCGCTGCGCGGGTCTTCGGCGCGAGGCCGTACGCCGCGATCTCCTCCGGCGTCATTCGCTCCTGTCGTACCGTTGCCATGTGGTATTGGACGGCGCGGTTCACCCGCTGGGCCTCCTTGCGGTCCCCGCGAGCCGCGCGCTCGTAAACCTCCGCCGCTGCTCCCCGATACCGGCTCGACGTTCCGGCGTAGTCCGGGCGGCCGTCGCGGTCCTGGAAGCATCCGCGTAGATCGTGGATCGCGTGCGCGGCGGTAAGGTTCGCCTCCTCCGTGCGGGCGCTCGACGCTGCACGAACCGCCAAAACTGCCCGCTCGACGTGTTCGCGTTGTTGAGCGTCCAACTCCACGTCAAACGCGGCCATCGGCAGACCCCTCCTTCTGGTACCTAGTGACCCGTGGCCAACACCGTACCGCACACCGCGAGTCGCTCGCGGTGTTACTACCCCGCAGGGGTGACTTTTCGCAGCACCGCAACGCCGATCGGGGAAGCGCAGCATCGGTCGAGAGCCTCCATGAAGTTGTGTGCGCGCCGGAGGTATGCCGCGTACGTGCTGTCGTTGGAGATCGTGACGTCCGCGCGGATGCTCTCCTGCTCCGTCTCCGACACGTGAGTGTCCGAAGTGGACAGACCCGGGCGCACGACGCGAACGAGGGTGTACCCCTTCGCGCGCAACAAATCCGCTTCGTTCTCAAACCGGACATCTGGGACAACCACGCGCGGGAACTGATGCGCCTTGCGCTCCCACGCGCGAAGCCACACGTCCTCCCCGAGCACGTCCCGCGCGCCCGTGCCGAGGCGCTGGAGGAAGCGGCGCGTCTCGGCGTGGTCATCCTTCGCACGCTCCCAGCCCTTCTGCCGCACGAGATCGACTAGCCCCTCAGCGGGGTAGCCCCAGTCCGGCAACGGTCCCTCAATCATGGGGTCCGCCTTGAGCGCCAAGGCTTTCATCGAGTCCGCGAACCCGACGCGGGTGAAGCCGCGCTCCTCAATGAGGACGCTCGCGAGCGTGTCCTTGCCGGCACGGGCGCGGCCGATGATCCCTACTCCATGCATGTCAGCTCCCTAGTTTAGACCGCGAGTCGCTATCACCCTAGCATGATGGCGACCATCAGCCCACGAACGCGGTAAAGGAGTGGTCGGCCGTGTAACGAATCACCACGCCGACAGTGCCGTCAGGGATGCGTACCGGACCGGGCCGGTCGGCGTGAAACGTGATCGTCTGCCCCGGGCCGGTAAACCTCTTCGCGTTCGGGTCCGCGACCGCGCTCGGCGTCGGGCCGACGAACTCGAGACGCGCTTGAACACTCCGGCCGTACGCGGCGAACACGTACAGGAAGGGCGGACGCCCAGCGGCGGGCACTACCACATGGTCGTCGGTGCCGGCGGGAACGGGCATGGTGCACTCCTCGTAGGGGTCGGAGATGGGGGCGGGGGTCGGCGCCGGAGCGGCGCCGCGAAGGTGATGCGCGACGGCAGCGCGGAAGCCAGCCATGTCGCCAGGCCAGCCGGCGGGGTCGATTTTTCGACCGCGCGGGGCCGCCCATTCCTTGTGCGCGATGGCACGGTCGGCGCCGAGTCGTAGATGTCGCAGGATCGCGGCCACTCCGCGCGGGTAGGCGTCGAGCTGCGCCGGGGTCCAGTCGCCGCGTCCGGTCGACTCCGCCTCGACGCCGAGCATGTGCCGGTTGCCGGCGTTCGTCGGGATGCCGGGGTGCGCGCCGTTGCCGGCGTGCCACGCCTGCCCCGCCGCGACGATTACCCAGGTGCCGTCGCGCGCGAGGCCCAGTTGAGCGAGCGGGCCGTCGAGCCCGGGGCGGCCGTTGACCACGGTGCCCTCGGACGGGTAGTTGCCGGACGCGGGGCCGGCGGTGTGGTGGAGCAGGACGGCGCGGAGGTCGCCCAGCTCCCCGTGCCCACGCGACTGCCAGCCAGGGACTTCGCGCACGCGGAGACCCGCGCGGCGTAGCACATCGGCTAGCCACGTGTTTCTATATGCCATTAGGGAGCAGACCTCCGAATAGGTCGGATAGCCGCCCAGCGGTCTTCGTGAATTGCGTTGGTTTGCTGCGCGGCGCGTACGGCGCGGGCAAGGTCGTCAACGCGGGAATCCAACTTGTCCACGCGGGCACCTACGGAGTGCACGGCCGCGAGCACTTCCCCGTTTCCGGGGGTCGGCTCGGCCTTTTCCGCGCGACGTTTCCGCCAAGCGAGAATGTATTGGGGTCCCTGCGTCACGGCGGCTATAGCGGCGCCGGACGCCAGGAATTCTGTCAAGGTCATATCGAGCCTTACGTCTGCCGGAGGCAGCAGCCGAGCACCTGAAAAGCCACGGCGCCGGTACTGCCGGCGTGCGGCGTCGCACGGAGCGCAATCGGTACGTTGCGATCTCCGAGAAGGTGCGACACGTCGAAGCGTTTATTGGTGGTCTCCAGGAGTCCGGCGGTCCACGAGAACGTGGACGGGCCGATGTCCAAGAAGTAATCCGTCGCGTTAACGCCGGTCGCCTGACCCCAGGTCCCATCAACTTGGATCACGGGGTGCGAGACATACGAAACGCGGCCCTCCCATATGTTCCCGACAAGATCAGCAATCGGGAGGTAGGTATACGGGTATCTCCCCGGCGCCATCGCGTACATGCAGTAGAGCGGGACGTTCAACCACGGCTCGGCCAAGCCGCCCGCGACGTCGGTCGTAAAGACAGGACGGCCCGCGTGGTCGTATTGCCACATTGCCTGGGTGTACCCGTTCGCCGCGAGAGGGTCCGGGTCCCACAATCGAAGTCGAGTCTGTCCGGCGTCGTCGCGAACAACCACAGTGGACTGCTGACTTCCGTCCGGGCGTAGCGGCAAGGAGGGATCGGAGCCGGTAAAGAAGATTTTCTGTCCCTCTTGGTCCTCAACCGTGATGCCGCCGGAGCCGGTCACCGTAAGGCCACCGTCCTCAATTGCGGCGGAGTACAGGGTCTTTCGCTGCATCTCGCGAAGCTGCTGCTCTAGCTTCATCAATCGGTGTTCAATAGCCGAGTTTGGCTGCGGTGTTACTTGCGCCACGCGATTCCCTCAGTTCAGCAATTCCAAAGTTGGGTCGGACTGGCCGGTTGCCTGAATTCCCAGGACGCGAAAGACCAGATCGACGTCCGGGAGAAGGGGGTGGTCCTGCACGCTCGCCATGACGTGATCACCTAGCCGCACATTCGCGATGTGTGGCGCGCCGGTTTGTCGGCCGCTCGGATCGGTTCCGTCCCACCGAACGGTGGCGCCGTAGGTGTAGATCGAATCGCCGTAGGTGTCTCGGTTCGCGGTCGCATATCCGTCGAGCAATTCTTGTTCGCGCGTTGATGTATGCGATGAGTCGACGGATTCCAGACGCGGCCAACCGGCGTTCGTATAGGTGTCTGAGCTGGCGTAGCCGTAGAGAAGCTCGACGCTCATTCCATCGCCGCGTACCCACCAGGAATGCGCGTTGCGCGAGCCGTCGAAGTCGACATCGAGAGACGATAGGGTCGTGCCGTAGTCGTACACATGAGGCTCGCCCGCCTGAAATAGAGCAGGTGCGCCAATACGTACCTCATGCCGGATGGTCGCGCCCTCATCTTGAAGCAACGGATGAAAGTCGAGCTCCGGCCCGTCCGATACTTGGGACAGTTCTGTTAGGCGCTCGCCGAAAAAGGCGAGATCAAACGCGTTATACACGCGGCCGTGACTGCCGGCCGGCAATCCCGTAGGGATGATCAACGGCAGGTCCCCGGCGGGCCGGTCAAGTGCCGCCTCGACTAGTTCCGCCGCGAGGCCCGCAAGGCTGTTCGGCCCAAGCTGCACATTGCTCGCCGCCTCGCGCGGGTTCGTCGCGGTCGGCGCCATGCACAGCCGGCGCATGAGAATCGACCACGGGTCGCCGCACTCGATCGCCAGCACCGGGGCGCCCTCGCGGTCCCGGAAATCGGCGGAGATCATTGGCCCCGCGACGAGCGCAGTTCTGTCTTCTACGAGCGCGAGGGAGAAGCGCCACATGTCGAGTAGCGCCCACATGTCGTCTTTGTGTTCGAGGTCCGGCACATGTACGTCCACTGACAACGAAGCCGGCGCACTCAGGCGCCGGCTCCATCTAGGTTGGCTCGCCATTTCCCATTCATCGACTACTCGACCCGTGCGGGTGTCGTAGACGAGAAGGGATAGCTCGCCGCTCACGCGGGGACCGCGCGGATTCGGAAGCTCCAGGCATTGCCACCCTGAACAGGCATCCAGAAGGCGGAAGACAGATTGCGGAAGAAGCACCGTGCGGTGTGCGAAGTCGTTCCGTCAAGCACGGGCGAAGCATTCGCCGAGCAGTCCACTGTCGCCTGAGTGAAGCCGGCCGCGATCGACTGAGAAAGCTCGAATCCCTCAGAGATAATGTTTGTGGCGCGGTCAGTTGAGTCGTAGTTGGTCGAGATGCCACAGAGCTGGTTTGCCTGGTTCGCGACGTCGATAGCCCAGCTCGTAGAGCACGACGTTTCGATACGGTATGGGTAACCTAGCGCCGGGATGATGAAGGTGGACAGGACAATTGTCTGCCCATTCTGCGCGGTGCCGGGAGTTTGAGTGCCAGTCCAACACAGGGTTTGCGTGCCGTGCCATTTGTTGTCGACTCCGGACCACCGGTCAACAAGCGTCGGGGGGTCAATTCCGGGCGGCACGTGAGGCAGCGTCCGAACGCGCTCCTCACCGTCGATGTACCCGGGGTCCGTGAGCGCGTCGCCCGGAAGCAGGAAGCGCGGGGTGCCGTGTACGTGCGCCGCTTTCCGTGTGTCGGTGATCGAGGCCGCGCTAACCGTGTCAACGCCGGCCGCGCGCGCGATGTTCGTGAGCCGGATCGAACCGCCCGGGAGGGTCGGAGGAACCGGAGTAGTCGCGTGCGGGGCTCCTTTGATGACGCGGAGCTGCGGACCATGTGGGCCGGACGTGGAATCGCCGGCAGCGTGGTCGTAAATCTGCGCAATAACGGAGTCGATGCGCGGGTTGACCAGCTCTGCCGGCTCGGTGTCGAGCGTAGTAAACACGTCCGAGAACGCGAGGTACGGTCCCTGGCCGGCGCGCGAAATGATGGCGCGGCCATCGACCACGCGCACCTTGTTGTCGGGCGTGGTCGGGTTGTTTGGGATTACCTTGAAGTCGCGGAATCTATTCGGAAGGTCCCACTCGGACGGGATCACACCATCGCGGATGGCGCCGGTCGCCGAGTGCGCGAGCAAGGCGCCGATAAGCCCGACCCGGTAGTCTCGCGCGGAGTTGCGGCCCGTGACTCCGTCCGATTCCATTAGCGGAATAGCGTCCGTCATTGGTGCTGATGTGGCCACGTGAAGGACCTCCGATTAATACGCGTCGGACCACTCAGCCACGAGAAGCGCGGTGGGGTCCGGTTGGTCAGCAGAAAAGCGAAGCTCAATCTCGGAGCGCGGCGGAATGCGGAACCACTGAGCGCGAGAGAGTAGGGCGCGCTTGTTGGCGCCGTTGAGACGAACGTCGGTCGTCGCGGAGTCGAGCGTGAGGACCTGCCCCGGAAGGATAGGGTCGCCCCGGTACCACAGGAGATCGCTCGTACTGGAGTTCCGAATTGCAGGGTTGACGAGGGTGGAGCCGGTCAGAGTGAATCGGATGTCCGACTCGGCGTAGCCGTCGTTTCGTAGCACCATTCGGCCGGTCGACCCAATGGCGCCATACTCCACGCCAGGAACGAAGTCCACGCCTGGGGTGTAGACCACTCCGCCGGCACCGTCCGCGAACAGACGAGCGGATGCCGATCGGGTCTGTACCGACCAGCGGCGCGGGTCCGGCGCGGCGAGCTGGATGTCAAAGTCGAGCCAGTGCCCGCCGGGGCGGATTTCGACTTCGGTCGCCGCGTCCAATTCCACGAGCGTGTAGAGGTCGCCCAGCTCTTCTGTGCAACGCAGCTCATAGAGCCTGTGCGGGTCCCCGCACAGCGCGGACAGCGTGTGCTCTGCGTCGCGTCGCGCCTCCCAGGTTGGGCAGTACACCCAGCCGGAGAGCGTGACGATGCGCCCGCCCTTGTAATTGGGACTGCGGTGGTCGCCGGGTCGGGACAGCCGGGGCGCTCGCGCCGTACGCGGCGGAGCGCTCCCCGACCACCCCTCTTCAACTTCGATGACCCACTCGCGCCCCATGGAATCGGGAGCGCCGTTGAATTCGAGACCGTCTAGAAACCATCGCACGCGGAGAGGTAGAGACACCGAAAAATCACCCCATCATTGTGCGGAGCTTTCGCCCGAGTTGCCTAGACGCCTGCACTGCGATCGAGATTTCCGACTGCTCAGGCTGCGGATAAATGTTCTGAGTCAGTGCGATACCGCCCGACGTCGCCATGCCGTCGTCCGTGTCGAATGCTGCGGAGACCTGGCGGAAATGCGAAGTGGCGTCGTCTGCGACAGTGGACAGCGCGGAAAGGACGCGCGGAGATTCATGCTCGATGCCTTGTGTGTAGCCTTGCATCGTCCAAACGCCTAGCTTGCGGAACACCTTCGACGGTGACTTAATACCCATCAAGCCCTTAAACTTGGCAATAATCCCGGTTGCCACCTGACCGGCGGCCCCGAAGGCACCGCCCGCCCCACTCTGGATACCGGCGGTAACGCCCGCGATCACCGACGACCCCGCGCGCTCCATGTCGTCGCGAATGTCGGTGATCCTGCTCAGGATTCCGCGCCCAACGCTGTCGGTGGACGACCACGGCTCATGCGCGCTGCTCAATATTCCGGCGCCGACTTCACCGACCACACTCCGGCCGGCGTTGTTCATTGCCGGACGGGTGTCGAGCCAACGGCCAACGGTGCCCCTTGTCACGGAGTCAGTCGCACCGAACACGGACGAGGAATTGCCGATAATACCGATCCCGACTTGACCGACGTTTTCCCATCCGCTACTAAAGTGGTCAGGGTTCGAGCTAGCCCAGATATCGAGAGAGCTGTCCTTAACGCTGTCGGTCGCACCGGTCACGGCGCCTGAGTTAGCGAGGATTCCCGCGCCGACGCTCGCGACCACGCCAACGCCGGCAGCGCCGAACAGCGACGAGGCCGCCGTGAGCGACCCGGTAATCCCCGCCGGGAGCTTGCCTGCCTCAGCGACGACGGAAGGTGTCCCCGCTAGGATTCCAGCGCCAACATTCCGAGCCGCGTCCGCACCAGCGCCCTGTAGAACGGGTTCGGCTGCGGCGAACGCACCGGCTATTCCCAACGGGACGGGCACGAATGCCCCCATGATGTTGGCGGCTCCCTTAGTAGCCGCCGCGTGCATTCTGTCCGTCGCTTCAATGAGCTGATATGTCGGACGTTCGTTGCCGAAGATGCCAGTAATGCCGTACCAGAGGTTTTCAACGCTGTTCGACACGAACGAGCCGAAGTTCTCGACCGCGTTTTTGTTCTGGTCCCACTGGTAGTCCCAGTCGAGCGATGCGGCGGCCAGCCCGCCTATCAGGACTTTTCCCAAGCCCTTCATACGGGCCGCCGCTGTCTTTTCCACCTTGCCCATGGATGAGTCGACGGTCCTGGGAAGCCCGACCAGCGCGGACGTGACGGAGCCGGTAATCAACGTGGCCAACGGAGAGAGAAGCTTACGGAAGGCCAGCACGGCGGCACCCGCTATGACCAGCCCCGGGCCGATTCCCGATAGTGCACTCACGAGAAGCGGGATGACATGACTTGCTAGGTTCGCAAAGAGTTCGATCATGGGCAGCGCCGCGTCGACCAGGCGAACGAACCCGTCCGCTAGCTTCTGCCAGTCCACCTTTTCAATGATCTTGATCAGCGCGTCACCGATCGCGCGGGCAAGGCGCTCGAACGCGGGCGCCGCCTTTTCAATGGCGGGCTGTAGCGCCTGGAGCGCCTTTACGAGTACTCGCGCCACAACATCGGCGACGGTCACAAGCACGGGCGCCAGCGCCTCAATAATCTTCGCGAACGGCTCCACGGCGGGCGCGAGCGAGGCGAACACGTCTCCGATTTGCGGCCCAAGTCGCTGAATCAACGGCGCAATTACGTCCTTGAAGACACGTCCCAGCTCCATAAAGAGCGGGGTCATTCCCTCAAGAATGTCACCGAGTCCGCCAAATACTTGGCGGAGCATCCGCACACCATCGGCGGACTTCAAGAAGTCAGCGACCGCTTTCGTGCCGTTCTTCAACACGGAGAGCAGGCTTACGCCCTCGACGTTCGCGGCCTTAAACAAGCTACCGATGATCGACCCAAGGTTCTTGAGAACCTGAAAGAAGTCCCCGATTGCGGAGAGGCCGTTACTGATCCACTCCCGGAGCTTCCCCGTCTTTCGCGCCTCCGCGATGAAGTCGCGGAACCGCTCAGCCCCCTCACGAAGACCGGAGGACAAGCCGGGAAGGAATTCCGACCCTACGGTGCCGATGTCGCGGAACGCCTCGAACAGTGGGCGAATCGCTAGTGCTAGTTCGCGAACAGATTGCTTCGCGTTCTCGAACAACACCCCGAAGTCGGCTTTAGTCTGCGCCTGTTTCAGAAAGGCGGAGAACTCCTTAGCGCCGAGGTTCGCCTCTTTCGCGATGCCTTGTAGGCCGCGCGAGAGAATCGGGGCGTAGTCCTTGCCTACCGCGCGAATCTCCTGACCCAGGCCCCGGAACAATTCCTGTTGCACATCTAGCCGGAGCTGATGAAACGCGGGCTTTAGGTCGCGGAACGCGATAGCGGCTTCTCGTGCGGAGGGAGCGAGATTCTTTAGCGCCTCCGCGAAGGCGGCGGGATCGCTCATGCTCGAAAGGGCAGCGCCGAAGCCCTCGAACCCGACGATGAGTGTGGCAAGCGCGGACCCGACAACAGCGCCGATTGCCGGAATCAGCCCGAGCGCACCGGACATCTGACCGACCGCTACGGCGGCCTGTCCAGCAATGGCGACCAGACCCGCAACAGACGCAATGGCCGCCGCCACCCCGACCGTCTTGACGGAGAACGTCGCAGATTTGCCAATGCCGTTCAGCGCCGCCAGTGCGGTCTTATCGACGGCTACTCGGATCTTCGCTTCGGTGCGCTCGACGCGCTTACGCCACGCCTCCACTTCGGCGGACGCCGGAATCGTGTTCGCTGTGGTCTTGACTTCCGCCGAGCGCTGCTCGATTGCCCGAATAGCCGTGTTGACTTCTCGGCCTAGGCCCGTAGTGTCCGCAACGGTCTTAATGTTCAGGCGGGTTCGTGCCTCGATTTTGCGCAAGTACTTGTCCAGCGCGGGTGCGAATTGCTTCGTATCCGGCAGGACTCGAACAGCGGCCCGCGCGACAACCTTCCCCGTGGAATCTGGCATGTGTTAGTCCTTCTGTTTGCGCGCGGCGGCTGCAATATCCGCCACCCGCAAGGTGCGCGGAGCCTGCCGACCAACCCCCGGACGGGGAATTGATGCCGGCTTCTTCGGCGCCCGCTTGCTGCCCTTAGCCAGTACGGCCCACGTGTTCATGTTCATTGCGTCGATCAGCACGGCCGTAAGATGCTCGCCGGTTTGCCAATCGCGATGCTCGGAACCGCCCCGGAGAACCGCCGAGGATGCAGAGCTAGACGAGAGGTGCTCGACCATCCAGAGAATCAACGTCGGGGTGAGCGTGGAATCCTCACGGAACATGTCCGTGAGGTCCGCGCCGTATTCTCGACGGAGGTCCGCGTATAGCGCCGGGGCGCCGACACGCTCAATGAGATTGTCGAGCGCGATTATTCCCCCGCTGACGTCGCCTCCGTGTACCGCTCCAGGAGCACGAGCGCGCCATCAACCTTGTAGTCACGGAGTATCGCCTTCGCCGCGCGGGCGCCGGCAAGGAGAGTAAACGCCTCTAGGGCGAACGTCGAAACGTCGCGATCGTTGTCGCCGTCGTTATCAGACAGTGCGGCGAACGCCTTGCGCTCCTCCACGGTAAGGCGAATCGGGTTTTTCAGGGTAACTGTCTCGCCGTTCGCCAGTTCGGCGTGCTGATCGGCGAACTTCTTTTCCGCCGCCGCGCGAATGTCGCTTAGGGAAAACACGTTAGACATAGGTCGCAGACCTTTCGAAACAGCAGACCAAAGGGAAACTCCGGGGACGGCCGGTCTGCAATAGCCGCCCCCGGAGTTGATTACGGGGCGACGACGATTTCGTCAGAAAGCCACGCCATCAGGTCCTCGCCGGTAACAGAGAGAACGGTCGCGCGGACCGGGAACGAGAGGAAGTTTTCCGGGTCGACCTCAACGTCGTCGTTCGCGAAGAGGGAGACCTTCGGAATCCAAAGGCCGATCTCGTTCGCGCCGTCTACCATTCGCACGTAAAGCGCGTGCTCAGTGGGAGTGGGGTTTGCGGACACGCCGAATCGACCGGCGGTAACTGTGCCGGCGCCGAAAAATAGCCCGAGATTTTCGCGGTCCACCTGGTGGACCTGGAAACCAATCGACCAAACGGTCGGCTCGCGCCGCTCGCGAAGAGCGGTGCTCTGCCACGTGCCCTTTACTTCGGGGTCGCCACCCTCGCGGCTGATGGAAAGGCCCTCTTCAAGAGAGGTGTGGCCAACCTCCACCCACGGAGTGGTGGGCGCAGTGGGGGCCACAGGCTCGACCGTGTTAACGGGAGCAAGGTAAATGTGACCGGTACCCGGAATGAGTACCGCATCGTCGTTCAATGCCATTTGGGATTTCCTCCCGGATACGCTCAGCCCTGGGGCGGGCGCATACCGATTTCGTATGTCGAAGTAGAGATGTGGTACCCGGCGGGAGTCCCCGGGAGTGGCAGACCGTGGGGAATGGAAAGCGCGCGTACGTACGCGAAGTGGCCCTTGCCGGCAAACACGGTTTGCGAGCGCCACGCGGCGTGGAGCACGAGCCGGACCTGCTGCCCGAGAGCGATGGCCGCCGAAGGTGCGCCCTGCGTGTAGCAGTCGATTTCCACAATGGGGCGGTCGAGGTACTCGATATCCCCGGTTCCACCAGCCGTGCGTACGTGCACATAGGGGACGCGCTCGAATTGATTCGAAATCTGCGATTCGACCGTTGTCCCGGATGGGAGCGCCGCGCGGAGGCAGGCCAAAACAAGCCCCGTGTGATCCAGGGTCACCGCGACTCCTTACATATCGAATGCGCCGCGCAGAATGCGGAGCCCTTCGACGCGGGTGCCGTCTTCGGCAATGTGGCCGTATTCGACGGGGATGGGCGCCGGTCCTTCGAGGATTACGAACCAGTCGTACCGATTCGCCTTGCGCACGAGAATCCGGTGATTCGTCTCGTTGCCTAGGAACCGGTGCACGTTCAGCGTTGCGCGGGCGCGCTTTCCACGTGCGCGAGCTTCGTCGCGAACGGCGCGGTTAACGCCCGGAAGTCCGGCGACAATTTCATTGCAGCGGGGATCAACCTGCGCCACTGGGCACGCCCTTAGCGCGGATGATCGCGGTGACGTGCGATGTCGCGGAGGAGTAGCGCCGGCATTCCGGCTCCCCCACAACCTCCCAGTCACGCCCGCCGTACACGACGCGGGACCACGGGCCACCCGGTGCATTTCGCGCAATAACGCGGTAGAGGGTGGTCACACTCTGGCCAATGACCGCCCGCTGAGAAAACGAGAGCTGCTCGACGGAGCTAATCGGCTGGACGCGCCCGCGAACGGTTATCGGCGTCTCGGACGGGAGCCACACTTCGTTTCCGTCCGCGTCGACAGTACGAACGGACGGGTAGATATCCAGCGTCGCGCCGGAGTCGAAGAGGGCCACTACGACCACCCGGTCAAGTCGTCGGGCGGCAGGGGGAACGGTCCCGGGTACGCTGGGTTGACCACGGGCGCGATCGTGAAGGCGCCGCGCGCGACACCGAGCAGGCGCCACTCGTCGTCAGTGACGAACAGGTATCCGGACGCGGCGCGAGGGTCGGCCGAATACGAGTAGTCGCCGGCCGTTTCCTGGCGATAGCCGCCGGGGTTCCGCACGACGCGGAGAACGGCGTCACACTCGACGCGGACCACGAGTGCCTTGTAGGCCGGTTCCGCATTCGCGCGCGTGACCAGATTCGGGATTCGCGCGAGAAGCTCTGCCTCGATATCGGCCAGGCGGGCCGTCACGATGGCTTGCTCGTCGGGGGTCAGATCACGGCCTAGCCGATCCTGTACATCATCCGGTGTTGCTGTTGCCATTCGGGGCCGCCTTCCTGCGCCCGCGCGCGGGCTTCGGCACCGGGTCGGGCTCCGGGGCCGGCTCTGCGGAGACATAGCCCCGCGCGAGCAGCTCGCGCCCGAATTCGTCGCCAACCTCTACGCGCGTTCCCGCCGGAGAGATGAGTCTCATTTCGTATTCCTCCGTTGGGGCAGGCAGGGCCGCCCGCGAAAAGCAGGCGCCCCCACCCGTGAATTAGCTGACCTTGGTCTCAGTCAGCCGAACGAACGACGCGGCGTCATTCACGAGGAAGCCGTACTCGGCCTCTGCGCGTACGGCCACTAGGTTGTGCTCCCAGAGCGAAGTCAGCACGCCGTTAATCGTCACGGTGGCCTGAGTCGAAACGTCGTACGAAATGCCGCCGACGGCACCCCACGCGGCCTGTGACCAGTCGCCGGCAAAGCCAAGCGCGTAAGTGCCCGCGCCCGCCGGGGTCGGCTCGCCAACACCCTCGCCCATGAAAGAGCGCCGACGTAGAAGCGTGCCGCCGCGAGCAACCGGAACGGTGTCCTCTAGCGGAGCCTCGACGTACAGCGGGCGACCCGTGGTGTCCACGGCGCCATTCACGATCGGCTCGATACGGTCGTCCAGCGCGAAGCCGGTCAGCTTCTTGCCGTCATCGACCAGAAGCTTTAGCGCGCTATTGAAGTCGGCGTGAACGCCACCAAGCGCCTGCGTCGCGGTGCCTAGCTCAACGGCCTTGGTGGTCTGGTTGAGATAGGTCGCGAACGGACCGCCGCCGGCAGTGCCGTCCGGCCCCTTGTCGTAAACTGCGGCCAAATCGAACGCAATTGCGAACGCCTCAGCAATCTGCCCAGTGAGCAGCGACATGAATTTCGCGGGGTTGGCACGCACGACCTCAGCCGAAACCACCGCGATAACGGCGAGTTTCTCGGGCTTGATGGTCTTAAGGCCAACGGCGCCCTTGCTAGTCGGCTTCTGGCCACCCTCGGAAACCCAACCGGCGGTCGGCTTGCTGGTGACGTAGGGAATATTCTGCCCGTTGATACCCAGCGGAATACGCTGGACGAGAGACTGCACGACCGAAGTCCGCGCGGCGCGCTCGAAAATCGGGGCGGACTCGTCCGGCGTAAGGAAGCCGGCGAAGTCCGTAGTCTTGGTGGCGGCGGTAATCGCCATGTGTTTCTCCGTTAAGGGTTACCCAGCATTCACCGCACGCGAGAGCGCGTCGGTTAGCGTGCTGGAATTGAGAGCAGGCGGGCCGGCTCCCTGAGTCGGATCGGACGTGAGGATTTGCACGTCAGTGCGCCCGATATCGGTGGCGACCTTCTGAGCGTGCGCGAGCAACTCCTCAGGCGTTTCGCCGCGAAGGAGGTCGTAGTACTCGTTGACCTTGTTCGCCGGAATGCCGCCGGTCACGGCAGCCTGAAACTGCGCGAAGGCGCGGGCCGTTGTGTCGGCGCTTTCCTTTAGCTCGACAAACGCAGTGTTCGCCTGCTCCAACTCGGCGACGCGAGCGGTCAGCGCTTCGGCGGTCGAGGTCGCGTCCGTGAGGCGCTTCCGAAGGTTCTGCGCCTCACTATTCTTCTTCGACAGCTCGGCCTTGTGCTTGTCCAGTGGAACCGTTTCGGCGCTCTGCTCAGGGGTGCCAGTCTCCGTCGCGGCCGGCGCCTCCGGGGCGTCGGTGCCGTTCTGGGTCTCAGCGTTCGGGGTGCCTGCATCAGACATGGGTTAACCCTCCGGGGGTTACTGGGGAATTCGGCGCCCTCCAGGGGCGGCCGGTTTATGCGGCGACAGTTCCCGGCCGGAGGTCCGGCGGGTTGTCGCTGTTCAAAACGCGACGGAGCGCGTTAAGAGGGTGTGTGTCCGGGTGCGCCTCGGCGGCCTTCCGGTACACGTTGTAGAGGTACTTTTGCTGCGTTTTTCCGGGGCGACTTTCCTCGCTGAACACGGGGAAGACAATGCAGTCGCATCCGTCGTGGTACTTCTCTCCGTCCGCATCGAATTGTGCGGACGCGGCAGAGCCGTACAGGTCCTTCCGGCTCGCAAGCAGGACGCAAAATGCGCAGTCCTCGCGTCCGGTGAGGAGTCGGACCCAGCCGAGCGCGAGCTTGTCCGCGCGGACAAGGGACACAGTTTGCTGACGGCTAGCCATTTCGACGTGCCGCGCCACTGCACTACCCGCCGCACGGAGTTGCTCCTCGAGCACAGGCTCCGCCGACACGAGAGCCGGCCGCACCGTGCGGCGAAGAGCGTCGTCAAGCGCGGCGCGCTCGTAATGCGGCGGGGCGACGTTGGGCGCAGAGCCGGCAACACCGTGCCGGCGGCGCTCCCGGCCGTACATCTGTCGCGCGAGCTGCGCGGCCTGCTGGCGTGCGCGGACCACGGCCGGCAGGAGCGAGTCCACCAGCGCGTCATACTGTCGCGCGGACAGCCGGCGCCGAGCCACGCGGCGGAGCAGAGCCACCGTTGCGGCAACCGCGCTCCGCGTGATCACGTCGAGTGCTCGACGGAGCGCGCCGGGGTTCACGCCGCCGGCTCCTCGTCATCGGGGATCGCCGGCAACGCGCGCGCGAACACGGCCGCCGGGTCCTGGTCGCGGTCGCGGTCGCGCAACTCCGTCAACTTGCGTCGCCGCTCCGGCGAGTATCCGAGGTCTTCCCAAGACGCCTCGACCGGGAGAATGCCAGCGCTCACGAGCTTAGCGACCGCATCCGCCTTCGCCGCATACGTCGGAGTGCTCGGGTCACGCCACACAGTTTCTAGGCGCGCTGCGTCTCCACGCCCGCCCGCAATGCGATCGGCTTGCCGCATCCCGCGCTCAAGGCCGCCGCTGAAACTCCGCTGAATACTTTCCACACGGGTGATAAGGCGCTGTTCTCCTGCACGAATCGCGTCCGCGCTCGGCGGGTTCTCGGTCTGGAATCCGAGATACGAGGGCGGCACGGAGGACACGGCCGACACGTTCGTCGCGTAGTGCTCGATCACGCCAGTGAAGTTTGACAAATTCGCGGCGGTGAACTGGCCGACCTTAGAATCGGGGTCCGCAACGGCGAAGTAACGACCGATGTACGCTTGCCACGCCGGAATGGGGTTGCCGTCCGCGTCCTTGAAATCTGACTCGGAGGCGCCCAAAACGTACCGCTGAGGTACGGCCATCAGCTCCTGTGCCACGCCAAGATTCATGATGGCGCGGCACGCGGCGTCGGTGAGCCCCACGACGTCGCGCATTTCGGTCTGACCGTCTCGGTTAGACAGCCGCGCGCGGTTCACCAACGGCGTGACCAGGACCTCGCCAAGACGGTGCTCGTACAGACCGATGGTCGCCCACTGCCCGCCAGGGCGCCGCTCGATGAGCTGATTCGAGTCCGGCAGGTAGAGCATCGCGCGAGCCGGGACGCCTCGGTCGTCCTCGCTGTCAAACAGCGGGCGGAACGCAGCGCGAACAGCACGGGTCGCCGGGTCGTACAAGACGGAGAGGTTCTTCGCAGACTCGAAGGTGACGAGAGGACGGCTCGGGTCGTCGGGGTGTTGCCCGACAACGGCGTAGGCGCGGCCCTGTACGAGCGCCTCAATAAACGCGAGGGCTGACTCCTCGTCTAGGTCGTTGTCCTGCCATATGTCCCAAAGACGTTTGTCCGTCTCGGACTCGCCGGCCAACCGGAAACCCTCGACCGCGAGACGCTCCGCGAGTGCGAGCACCACGAGACGCGGCCAGTTGATCGCCACGACGAGTTGCCGCATTTCCGGAGGTACCGCTAGGCCGAGCCTGTTTAGCCGTTCCTCACCGTCGTAATAGCTCTCATAGAGCCGGAAATCCTTCGTGGTCCGCGCGTGCTCGCGCTCTAGCGCGGTGACGAGTGCCTGAGTCGGTGCCGTCACGCCCCGTCCTTTCCGCGCCGGTTAGCTGTAGACGACAATTCCCGTCTTGCGCTCCACACGGCCCTTTCCAAGTAGCTCAGCGCGAGCCATGTCTGCGAGCTGGAGTGCGGCGAAGGCGTCAACCTTGCGACTACTTTCCCTGTGCTCTTTTCCGAACGACACGCCGTATTGATTGGGCCGGCGACGCGCGTTCAACACGTGGCGCCGGAGATCGGTGTTTCCGTTGTGGATTAGGTCGCCATCGCGGACGCCGGTCACGACGCGCTCAGTGCCAACCGTGAGCCGCTGTAGATTCCCGCGCATGTCGAGCGCAACAGCGTGCCGTCCGGCGGCTTTCACCTTGAGGCGCTGGCCGTAGTCAGCCGCCCACGAATCGACGTACGTTTCCCAGAGTGCGAGGTCGGCGAAGAAGCCGACGACTGTGTAGCGCGCGAACGCGGAATGGACGTAGCCGTTGACCATCTCGCGGTCGACTTCCCAGCCTTCGCCTTCCGGCCCGGTGGGTTTCTCCGCGATGAGCAGAGGGAACACGGCGCGGTCCTCGACCCGCACGGCGACCAGCGCTGTAGCGTCGTCGGTCTTTCCGCCGTCGAACCCGAGGGTGATCTCCTCGCCGTCGAGCAGGAGGAGAGTCTCGTCCTGATTCAGGTCCCATTCCTGCGCGGTGACGAGTGCGTCCTCAGCGGCCACAATTTGGTTCAGGTAGAACCGGCGCGCTTGAGAGGGGAGCGTCTGAGGCAGCCAGATTTCGTTCATGAGGCCGTCAACATCGAGCCACGTTGAATCGCCACGAGCGGCTAGAAGTCCAGCGCGGAGAGAATTCGGGTCCGACATGTCGGTGCCTGGCGGCGCCTCTAGGGAGTCATACAGGAATCCGCTCGACCGTGTTTTGCCGGCGACCATCTTTTGGTAGGTGTCCCATTCGCGCTCCGCTACGGAGTCCTCTCCGGGGTTGTGCGCGTTAGTGATGGACAGTGCCCGCGCGGAACCGCCGCGTGCCTTCGCGAGGTTTCGGCGAATCACGTCGTTCATGTCGTGGCCGCCGTTGGTGGAAATCCAGTGGTGCGTTTCGTTTTGCAGAACGAAGGTCGGCCGGTTCCCTTCCATCGCGCGCGGGCTAGTGGCCACGGCCTCAATCCGGCCGCCCCGCGTGGAGTGGATGATCTCCTTACCGAGGTCTATCCCGTGCTCGGTGACGCACTCCGGCGCGAAGAGGGAGGCAAAGAGCTGCATGGTGTTTCGCGTCTGAAATTGCGATACGGCTGCTACCTGAATCCACGGCGCCGAGTGCGGCTTGCCCACCGGGTCACCCTGCGAGTCGAAGTGCGAAAAGCGCGCGGGTCCGCAGAGCTCGACGGCCGCAATCGCGGCGCCGAGCGGGTCCTTGCCGGAGCCCTTCATTCGGCGATAGCACGCATTGCGGTACACAAACCGGCCGGTCTCATCAACGGCGTAGAACCACAGAACAAAGCGCGCTTGCTCCGAGGTAAACACCCACGGATCGCCTGCGTTGTCGCCGTCCGGGAGGCGCATGTTTCGGTAGGTCCAGCGGAGGACTTGCCAGCCGAGCGTCAATTCTGGGAGTCCGGCGGGGCCGTGTCGGATTGGCTCCACGACACCCCCTTGACTGATAGCGACTAGCGGTCTAGAGTGGTGTCATGAACGAACAACACGCGAGCCGGTCGGCCACCCAGGAGCCGGCTGAACAGTGGTGGGCTAAGCTCGCCGATGACGGCGCCGGCAACCTGAACGACCCGCGATTCCGCGTGTTCACCAGCGCCGAGCAGAACGCAGACGACGCGGCCCGCGAACAGGGGTTCGCACCGTTTTCCGTGCAGTGGTACGAGGCTTGGGCATCGTCGTACAATTTCCTGAGGGAACAGAAGGGCAGCGAATGAAAATCGCAGTCACGGTCACGGTGGACCTCGCGGACCCCAAGGAGTGGACGGCCGCGTTCGGCATTGAGGGCGCGGCGGACATCCGCCAGGACGTGAAGGACTACATCGGCCAGCACCTTCACGACTTCGGCGTGTTCGGAAACGGTGAGGTTTCCGCGACGATCAAATACCGCTAGCTAGGAGAGCAGAGATGCGAGAGGCGAAGGACGATGACGACGAGTCGTAACACCGTGCTCAGCCTCGACGGCAAGCGCGGACAGCGCATGACGGATGAAGCTGCGCGTGAGATTCTCGAAGCCGAAGGGTTCACTCGCCGAGTCCGCGAGAGCGTGATCACTCACAAGGGCGGACGCTCGGAGACGGTTGTGACGATATGGGAGTCTGAGGACTACAGGCGTCGCGCCGTGACAAAGTCAACCTTCGCAGTCTAGGAGAGGCACCGTGCCAAAAGCCACAATGAGCCGCGACGGGATGCCGCGAATCAACATGCTCATTAAGACGCGGTTTGACCACGAGGATATAACCGAAATTCTTGCGTGTCACATGCACAAGAATAAGGGTGAGCTGCCGGACGGAACCTCGCGGCGCACGATTCTTAAGATCGTACGCGACTCAATCGAGCGCTTGGGGCGCGAGCATTTCTATTACTGGAGTGATGGAATGGACGGCGACGACGACGAACACCGCGAGCGGGCGGCACAGCTTGTCCGGTTCCGGTTCCCGGACCTGTTTACCGGAGGAGGTGGCGCACGATGACGACCAAGGGTGAGCCCACCGAGGAAGTGATCGCGCTCGCGGTCGAGATCGTGGACGGCTGGTACCAGGATCGGCGCGTCGACTGGGAAGACGTGTGGGAGCGGCTCGACGGCGCGGAGATGGAGGACGGAACCAAGCTCGACCTCGGCGACGACCTGTTGTCGCCGTACCTGGGCGCGCTGAGGCGCGAAGTCCAGCGGATACGCCGCGAGGGGTAAGGTGTAGGGTATGCGCTTTTACGCCTTGGTTGCGACTAGTAAGGTATCGCCCGACGTTCCTGAACTGATGGACTCCTGGGATGCGGATGCGGTCGCGGAGGACGCCGGTCTTACCCTCGACATGAAGCAAGCGCTCGGGAACGAGCTACGGGACGACGAAAATGCGGACGTCGGGTTTGTGACGATCGAGGTTCCCGACGATGCCATCCTGAGCCACATTCGGTGGGACAAGCTAGAGAAGATTCCGGGCGCCGTGCGGCGTGATCCGAGCACGGAGTAGCAATGGCCACCTACCAAGACGGGAATCGACGGCGCGCTACCCCAAACAGTCGCACGGCCGCGCGTCGAAGTGCCGAAAACCGCCGCTGTCCCAAGTGTGAACGGAAGTCAGCGCTCGTCTTCCACTCCGACGAATTCGGCTTCGGCTCCGTTTGCCGGTGGGAGGACTGCGGGTACAGCCGTATAACCCGCCGGGAAGCCTAGCCGCCTAGCGCCTCGCGGTATGCATCCATCTGTGTGACCTCCGCGTCGTGCTGCGACGTGTCGCCGCCGTCGCGGTTGATCTCGATTCCCGCGCGGAGCCGGTCAGGCTCGGACACCAGAAGCGCATCCATGTCCCGCTGTAGCGCCTGATACATCATCGAGCTTGGCTTGCCGCTTTTCAGCGTGTCACTGAGCAGCTTGATGAACACCCGCGCCCGCGCCCAGTCGGAAGGCTCGTACCGCCACGACTGGCCGCTCTCCGCGAGCGCGGTGTAGAACGCTTCCGCGAAAGGGTGTGCGTCCTCCAGGTCCAGCGGCGGCACCTCGACGGAGCCGCGCACGGTGACAGCGGTCGCGGGGCCGGAGGCCGGCGTATTCCGGCGGCGCCGCTGATCGCTGCGCTTCGGCGCGGGGCCGGATGGCTTAGCCATGTCGTCGCCTCCTCTACAGGAACCGCGTTGTCAGGTGAATGGGGAGCCACAGGCAGAATGCCCAGGTGGCCGGAATGGTGATCCAGCGCCACCAGCGGGCCGGCGAGATGCCGAGTCCGCGACGAATCCACCGCGTGAATGTGAGGCCCTCCAGGTAGCCGGCGTACTCCGCCACGGCGAACAACACGAGGAGGGCAGGCCAGGCTATTTCGAGAACGGCGGCCATGTCGCCCCTTGGAACCCGGCGCGGGCGTGCTGCTCAAGATGCGCACACGCGAGCTTCATCGTGCGGCGCCAATCGCGCGTGTATTCGGCGCGGTGACAGCGTGCGCATTCGTAGGTCCAGTCTCTGTCGCGATCGCGGCGCACGCGAACGAGGGGGGTCATTGAGCACCCCCTCGATTCGTGGTGTAGGGTCTTCGACGGAGCTACCTGAATCCGGCGGGCGCCTTGTTTGCTCGCTGGCAAACTCCCAGCCGCTGGGTGGAGATGCGCGTCTTCACCCAGCGGCACCTTTTTCCGCTGGTCAGCGCGTTGTAGGCACACAGCCCATATCGACTTTCTAACCCGTACAAGACCTTGACTGCTATACCGTACCGGTCACATAACCGCAGGTCAGGGGGTGTCCCCCTGGGTCCCAAGTGGACATTCGTATGTCCCACAAAGGACCGTTACATTCTGCGGTGGTGAATGTAAGCGCGAGGCCGCGCACGTTAAATGTTCATGCTCTCGTGCATCAACTGAACAGCGGTCTTGCCTGCATACTTCGGGGGCCGCCCTGTGCGCTGCCACCTATCGAGCAGCTCGACCACGCGCGCTAGGTCAGAGATGATCTCCTGATCCTCTGCGTCCAGGTGCTTACTGCCCGAGGCGTAGTGAATGGTCGTCGCCGCCTTGCTGCACACGGTACGCACGTCAGTAAGAAGGGCTGACGTACGCTGCCCGACGGGAAGCTCACTCTCCCATTGCAGCTCCGCACGTTTGGCCTCGGCCTGCTCACGCGTAGCGTAGTACCAGAAGTAGGTGAAACCGACCTCATCCACTACCGTAAATGGGTAGCGAATGTGGTGATCGTTCTCGTTTGGCTCTGTGTCCACCACTCGAAAGCTCTTGCGCGCCATGGCGCTACCCCTCCTCGGGCTCGTATCCCACGAACCACTCCGGGGCGTAATCCAATAGGTCCAGGGGTGGCGAATGCAGCTCCGCGTCCCATGGCGCGAGAGGGAGACCACGCCACGGCCACTGGCCGGGAACGCGGTCGTTAGCGTCCACCCAAGCCCACTGGTCGACGGCGCCGCGAAGCGTATGCCCGCTGGAGATCACGTGGTAATCCCACTGGGCGCCGGAGTCGCGAAGGTCGCGCACGAAGAGATCGACCATTAGACGGCCGCCGGCAACCCGGGCACCACAACAGGGCGCGTGAGCATCTGATTACCGTCGTTGCGGATCACGTTGTACGTGCCCGTGAACAGCGCGGTATCGAACTCCCAATCGTCGCCCACACGGCAGTCTACAAAGGTGAGGTCCTCGTTCGTGGCGCCGGCCGTGATGGTGTAGCCGCCACCGTTGAACAGGCACCCGTAGAACGCGACGTCATGGTTGCCGCCGGTCGCCGGGTCGCCATCCAAGAACAACGCCGCGTTTTTCACGTCCGCGCCGGCAACCTGGAACCAGTCCGCGAGATCGGAGACCACGTTGACGAACCGGGCGCGAGTAACGCCCCGCAACGAAATGCCGTCCGCGTGTGCACCCGCGCGAGGGGCGGAGCCACGAATGCACGTATCGATGACCTCGATGTCCGTGCACGGGCCGGCGTCGCCGGTCGCGTTGAAAAGGTCGGCGCCCGATCGGTGAATCAAGAGCCGCTCGAACCGCGCCCGCTCCACGCCCGAAAGGCCGACGCCGCCGAGAACCTCAACGTGGCGCATGTCAAGATCGTTTCCGGTCGCGGTGAAGCCCGCCTCGAAAACGCAGTCAAAAAACCGCGCACCGTTCGCCGTGATCGTGTAGCCGGCGTCCGGCTTGTAAGGAAAGCGCACGCCCACATAGCGCTTGCTAGTCAGCATCGCGCCACCCTGGTAAAGGATATGGTCGCGGAACGCGAGGCGCGAGCCCGTGTTACCCGGATTAGGCCACGAAACGAGGGGCGCTCGCTCCGGCCAGCGGAGGCCGGGGCCGCCTTGAGCGGGAGCGGGGAATGCCATGGAAAATCCGATCAATCGGTAGGAAGAGTGCGAAGGCGGGAGCCCCCAACAGCGAAGCCGAAGGCACGGAGGCGCTCCCGGTACTGCTGGAGTTGAATTGCGCGAGAGGTGTTTTCGATCTCGCGCTGCGCGCCCTCGGAGAGGGTCGCGGTGAAGCGGTGAAGGTCGGCGTCCGTCCAGTCGGGAATCTCGTCCAGGAGGACCAGTGGGGCGCTCATTCCGGCGCCTCCTCGTCGTCGCCGTGCTCGTCCCAGTGCGCGATCAGCAGCGCTGCAAGGTCCTTGAGCGCCTGCGCGAGTTGCAACGTCTGAGACAGGCCAGGGACGGGCACAAGGTCCGCATCGACCCACTCCTTGCCGTCGCGGCCAGTGGCGCGAATGTCAATGACTGCCATGGGGTTCTCCTCTCACAGGTCGCCCGGGTGCCGCTCCGGCGCTCGTCGGCGCGGCGGACGGTTGAGCGCGGCAGCTCGGCCGCCCTCGGAGCTGCTCTTGCGCCGGTGGTGCCACGAGCACAAGGCGCGGAGGTTCGAGTACGAGTGATCCCCGCCGGGGCGTATGTGATCCACCTCGGTCGCCGCGAGACCGCACACGCCCTCCGGCGTCCGCCAGCGGCACTGGTGCATGTCGCGGCCTAGGACCGCGAGGCGGCGGGCGTTCCAGTCGCCGGGCAGCTCGTCGCGGCGGGTGCTGGTGTCCCAGGCCACGGCTACCCCTTGCGCAGGGTGTTACGTGCCGCGATGCCCACGAGGACGGCGGCCAGGGTGCCCGCACCCGCGAGCAGCGCAAGGAAGTGGAAGGGCTTGCCGACGGCCAACAGCACGAGGTACAGCGGCACGCCCACGATCAGGCCGACTGTCGCCGTGATCGCGATCCACACGAACACGACGGCGAATGCGAAAGCCACAGCAGCCAT